CCTATGCATTGTTTAGGCTTCATGCCTCTTAAGGGACCACTGAAGCCTTTTGTCTTCAACCCTTTATGAGTCTAGTGACGTCTTTGCTTTGTATGTTTGCTACTAACCCATCAAGTGTTTTACTTGTACATTCCAAACTCCAAATTTCATATTGACTCTTTCTCTGAGTCTCTTATTTCCAACTCGTTTGCTCATATTGCACTCTCCGACTTACACTTTTTCTAGTGTTCGTAATCCAGTAACATCACTTCATGTTGCATTCCCTCCGCCCCCCCTTCATTGGGCTAACACACTCAGATTTCAACTCCGCCGGGTTTCTTTCTTACGGTTATCTCCACTTTTTCCTTACTTGGCCAGGTATACTTTTCATGGCCGTGGATTTTTTCTTTTTCTGTGTGTACTTCTTTCTTTTGTACGTTTCTTCTTTTATCATACGTGCTTTGATGAGGAAAGGATTACAAAGCCTACGAGTCGCAAGTTTGTAAAAGCAGCTTCACGTCACCCCATTCTTGGGTAGCTCTCACAGCAGTGACGGTCTGACTTGTGCATCTCTTATGGTAACGGCCTACGGGTCCACGGAGCATCTGTTATGGTGAACAGTGCCGTAGCTGGGGAGCTTGTTAAAGCTGTGCCAGCCGCCAAGCCACATTCGCACTTTTGGTAAGTGCACCAATGAACTCGCGCAGCCTCGCGTGGCGTCCCCTCAATGTTTGGTTTGGTTTCTGAAATTGCTTGCGCTTCCTCGGAAGTTGCCGCACGGACTGACAATCACGATAATTTGTCACCCATATCACTGCTTTGCAGTGTGAGTTCTTCTCCCCATTACGTTTGTTCCGCTGGTCGTGTCGACCCCTGCTCGGAGAGCACTTCATCGGGTGCAGTCTGTGACCGCCAATCCGACATGTTTACAGCATTCTACAACATTATGCTTATGGACACGTCGGTTGAGGTTGGTTTTGCTGCACTTCAGGAATACTTCAGGCGTGTTATCGCCGTCCCCTGGGTCTTTGATCTTGGGCCTTCTGATTTTTACGAGACGCTTCAAGGCTCGCCTTACGAGGTTGCCAAGCGCTTTGTCGATTTTGTTTCTGCAGTCAACAACGCACCTGCTCCACCGCCACCTTTTGTCCCTAAGATTGTGCCAAAAATGGAACACACGTGGACACTGGATGTGGAGTCGTTCCCTGCGCTGGTCGTTCGTGAGTCCTCCAACGAGCTTGCTCTGTATCCTTTTGATGAGCTTGTCAATGAGCTCGAGAGCACTGACTGGAAGCGTTCACCTTCCCTTTGGTCTGATTTTGAGTTCCCTGTGGAGCCTCCTCCACCACCACCTGCTCGGGATGTCGTCATGCGTGGGCAACGCCCAATCCCTCAAACATCTGGGATAACGTGTGCGATGTACTATGAGCATGTCCAAGCTTCCAAGCCTTCCGCACCAATCGTGCCAACAATTTCTCGCTACCACGCCAATAGGCACATGATTCGCAAGCTTTCAGACCCTCTGATTGTGAGTGATCATTGGAGCAACATCGTGTCAGATTATGAAGAAGAAGGAGTGGCAGTGCCACATGCTGAGTTCGCTGAGTCCAGTTCTAATGAGTCGAGCCCACCTGGGTACAACAAAAAAAATTCTCGGTTTGCGAACAAAGTCAACCTTGATTTTGCTTCGACTACAACGGACGGCCCCCTTCTTGAGGAGGCTATCCGACGTGCTCGTTCTGAGCGTTTGTCTGCGGCTGACGTTTTCGTTGAGCCGCAGGCTCGGTTTCGTTCTGAAGGTCGGGTGGTCCGTGGTACTTCACCTTCCACGGGTCCTGTTTTGGCTGACCGTCCCGTTGCAGTTCAGTACGCAATCTCTTCAATTCTCAAGGCTATGGGTTCTGACGACTTCGTCGATGTTCTGCGCCGTTATCATTCGTGTTTTGGTGCTGAGCGTTGGTCTACTATAGTTGAGTCCATAAAGTCCCAGGCTGGCATGAGTCGCAAGTTAAAACTGGTCGAAAATTTGACGAAGGGTCAACTTCATGAATCCTGGCGTTCACTCGTTGAGGACCAGGATCCTTTGTTCATTACGTTCTTCCATGCTGTAGTTTCTTTTGGTGATTGCGTTCGCATAGATGACGTCTTTGATTGGGAAAAAAATTCAAAAATCAACTCAAAAAAAATTTTTAATATTCAAGGGGCAGCACAACAACGTCTCAACTCCCCAGCCGTTCTTGCACAGGCTACGCGCTACTCAGCGTACATCACGTGTTGTACAGGTTCCAACACTGTCAATCCTCAGTCTGATACACTCTTTTGTGGTGTTGGCAATCGGATAGAAGGTGAGTGGTGGGTAGACACTTTTGGTATCAACTGTTACAACACTTTCAACAAGATTGCGTATCACCCTCGTGTCCTTCCTGTCACGAGAGTCTGCAACTTTTTCTTAGATCGTCGCAAGCGTCCTGTCAAGTCAGATTCTGTACCTTCTGTGTTTGAGAGTGTCTTAGTTACTATTAAGAAGTCCTTCTACGACTTTGCCCGCAAGTTCCATAGTTTGATTAGAAGGATACCTTGGTTACTTAACCTAGGCGTCTTGCTCTCTCTTGTTGTTGCACTTAAAATACTCGGTGCAAATTGGGCTTTTTATCTTCCTTTGATTCCTATGGCCTTTTCAGCATTTTCTCCTGCTGAAGGCGAGCTTTGTGGTGGCGTTGACCTCTATGGTACTTTCAAAAGTATCGTCAAGTGTTTCACTAAGGCTATGGAGGCGAGTGCCGCAATACGCGATCAGATGAACGGGCCTCGTGACGAAAATGGTATGCCAACTGTTGACGCGCTTGAAGTTTACAACGAGCGCAAGGCTGTACATAATGCTTCGATTACAACACAAGCTTCATTACCAGGTCTTTACTCTTTTGCCATTCTGTCTGTTCTCACTTCACGCGTTCCACTCGTTTACCGTCTCATGAACTTCACCAAATTTCAACAAGGCATCGACTCTTTCATTGACGGGGCTTCAACTAGCGTTCAGTCGCTTCTCGACTTGTTTACTAAGAGTATGAGGTGGAAGCGTATCTTGATTTGTGGTGAGCTTGATCATAAGGTTCAGAACTGGTTGAACGAGGCTTATGCATTTCGTTCTGCTGTTGCTCGCTGCAAGAAAGACATTGATGTTGAATTGATACAGCAATATGACGTCGTCGTTGGTTGTGGTGAGAATTGTCGAGCTTTGTACAACTCTAATACACCATCATGGAGAGTTATTAATATGGAACTCACGGCGTTACTTCAACTTGCCGTTGTTTTCCCCGCCTTTACATCACCTGGCGCAGTTAGGTCTGAACCTCTTGGAATCATGTTTAAGGGTCTGCCTGGTGTTGGCAAGTCTACCATTCTTGCTCGGTTCACTGAGCAACTTGCCCGTGCCGTTTATCGTGATAAACCCGGGCAACCTAAAACTCCTTTGGGCAATTTGGTATACCAAAAAGGCACATCGGATTATTGGGATGGTTATGCAAACCAACCTATTTGTGGTTTTGATGATTTTAGTCAGAAGATCCCTGTGCCTGGTGCACAAGATGACGAACTCACCATTGCCATCAAAGCAATCAATCAATGGCCTTTCCCCCTCAACATGGCAGCACTTCCGCTCAAGGGTCGTTTTTATTTCCGTTCTTCTTTTTGTGTGGGTACTACCAATGTGAATAATATAGAACCTTTCAAGAAAGTCATTTGTGAGCTTGGTGCTCTCCAGCGCCGCTTTCCTTTCCAGTACGAGATCACACTCAAGCCAGGTGCAGTTGTTACCCCAACGTGTGATCCTGACAAGACGTGGTATTTTACACCCACCGCGATCTTTGTCACACACAAGCCACCCCCCGGCAAGCCGATCTCATATAACGAAATGCTTGAGCTTGTGATTGCAGAGCATTGGAGGCGTCAAATTTTTTTCGAGGAGCGTCGTCAACACACCACTTCAGCGGTTGATCGTGATGCTGATAAGATTGATTTGATTCGTGACAAGGTTTACAAAGAGAAGGGTTATGTTTGGTATTCACCCACCAACACATATCACTTACCTGGTGTAAACCCAATTGAGTTTCCTGAGGATAAAGAGGAAGAGGTTGTCGAACAAGTGCCAATTCAAACACAGGGCGCAGTATTTTCAGCGGTTGTCCCAACCCTTACAGGTTATGGCAATTATGCAGGTTATGCTGTCGGTGCCGGTGTGGTTTCTGCTATGTCAGTCGGTTTGGGCTCAGTTATTTCTAACAACATTGGTGTTGTTAATCATACCTGTGAACAAGCTGGTTCTTCATTAGCCCGTGGTGTTTTGTCAGGTTTAGCTGATTCAGTTAATAATTTTGTTAAAGCCAATTACCACAACATCATGGCTGCGATCGCTGCTTTCTCTGTGGTTCTTATGGCGATCTGGATTGGTGGACCGTGTTTAAGTGGGTGGATGTCATCAAAAAAAGACGACTCAACGGTAGTTGCTCAAGCAGCACCTGTCGACGAAGTCGTCACAAAAATCCAAAAAAACATTCTTCCTATTTTCTGTGGTGATAAACGTGTGGGTTTTGGTTTAGCTCTTGATGATTCGTCTTTAGTTGTGCCATATCACTACATCACTGAAGCACAGCGTATTAATAAGTTTTTGCATTTTGTGGACGACATAGGCACAACTGTGCGCCTTCTGAACATTGTTGGTGGCAACCCCCAAACAGATCATGTCTGCTTAAGGGTTAAAACCCGACGGGCTTCAATCCGTCATTTCATTGGTTCATGTCCTACGGATACTTTGTGCCACTTTATTTCCCCTGAGTCCATTCGTTCAACTAAAACTCGGGGCGCCAGTTTGGAGCGATATCCACACGCTGAACCTTCACAACGCCTTATCTTTGCACATACTTTAGTTACGGCAGTTGGTGATTGTGGTTCGATTCTCGTTTCCACGGACGAGAAAAACCGACAGCGTCTTGTCGGCATGCATGTAGCTGGTTCCAATTCTGGTATTAGGCACGGTTTCTTCACGCCTTTGCTGCATTACGCTGACATTACACTTCAGTCAGATGTTGAGACGTTTCACGGCCATGAACTTTTGGGTCGACTTGATCAACCGCTGCACAACAACGGCAATACTGGTATCGTGGCAACAACTTATCCAGATTTATTTGGTCCTGTTTCTACAGCTCCAGCTGTTCGACGACCTTTTAAAGATGGTGACACCCAAGTTTGCCCTATGGCGAAAGCCATATCTTCTAGTAAACATGACCATCCTGTTCTTGATTCCCATGTTCCTCTTGTTGCTCGTATTGTTGTTAATGAAATTTTTAGTAGTTTTGATAAGGAGCGTCTTTGTACATATGATTGGGCTCAGGCTGTGGCTGGTGTTCCGGGTGAAGCTTACATCAACGGCATTAACCGCGGTTCTTCTCCTGGTTATCCTGAGTGTCTTAAGCATCACAACAGCAAATCGATTTTCGGTAAGGATGGTGCTTATGTTCTTGATTCTCCGGAGGCCTTGCGTGTACTTGGCAATGCAGCTGGTGTTGAGAAGCTCTATTTAGAAGGTGTTCGTTGCTGTGTTTTTAGTGACAACTTTAAGGATGAAGTTCGCCCACTTTCCAAGGTCTCATCTGGTGACACCAGGATTATTTCTGGTAGCAGCATTGAGTTTACGTTGGTTGTTCGTCGCTACTTCATGGGTTTCGCCTCAGAGTTCATGAGTCACCGATTGCAGCATGGTGGCATGGTTGGTATGAATCCTTATTCGAGTGAGTCGGCTTGGGTTTTTGACAGGTTGAGGGCTCGCAATAAGGACGGTCTCGCTTTTGCTGGCGATTTCAAGGGTTTTGATAAAAGACAGCATCCTGGGATTATGAAGGCCATTTGGGACTCCATTTGTGCAAACATGCCCAATTGCGACAAAAATACAAAAAAATTGTTTGATACAATCGGTGAAGAGACGTACAACGCAACACACCTCGGTGGAGACTGCTACAAACGTGACACTCTTTATCGTACCGACGGTTCACTACCATCGGGCCATCCTCTCACAAGTGTTCTCAACTCCATCTACAACATGGTTGTCTTTCGTCTTGCTTGGGTAGATCAGAAGGGTATGTCGAAGGTGGCAGAGTTTCGTGATGAGGTTGATCTTTTTGTGTACGGTGACGACAACGCGTGTGCTCCAAGTGATAGGCACATAGATTTCAATTTTATGTCACTTAAAAAATTTAGTCCAAAGATCAACATGATCTATACTAGCGAGAGCAAGGATGATGTGGATTACAGTTTGAAACCCGCTGCGCAATGTGGCTTCTTGAAGAGGAAGTTTGAATTGCAAGGCGATTGGGTTTATGCTCTCTTAGAGTTAGATAGTATTAAGGAGATGTTCAACTGGCGCAAGCGCGCGACTTCGGAAAGAGAGCATACTGCTGCAATAGCACGTGCTGCCCTTATGGAAGTTTCTGCATACCCGCAGACTGTTTTTGATGAGTACTTCAACAAGATCGAAGTGCTTTGCCAGCGGTTTCAGCTGGCCTCCCCCTCACTTGGCTTACCTGCCGACATGGCGCGTGACTACTGGCGAGAAGTGTATAGAGGACACAAACCAGTATGGTCTCACTCTGGTGAGATCGCTAGTGATCAGGGTTTTGAGGGCCTCAAAGTATTAAAATGACTGTTTTGATAGTCCGTTCTTCAATCTTCCAAAAAACCGTATCACATATGGACAAAATACAAAAAACATCTTCAATTCAAAATCAGACACATTCTGAAGTCACAACTGGTGACTCAACTGACGTGGCTTTTGGTGCTGAGCCTGCGTCCCATGGTTTCACGACCCTGGTTGCTGCAGCACCTGTCATCGAGCCTGTGGAAAGCTCGACTACCAAACTTTTCCACCCTCCTGTACATAAAGACATCCTTTCATATCTTGAGCGACCCACTAAATTGATTGCTGGAGTTTTTTCAAATAACACTCTCAATGTGTTAGCAACTTTCGAGCTGGTGCCAACTTTTTACCGTGCATATTTGACAAACTTGACTGGTGCCTATGGTTTCACAGCTACCGCCTGTTTCAGACTTGAGATTGTTGCTGCGCCTCAGACAAGTGGTATAGTTAAGATGGCTTATTATCCACTGGTCAGGCTTTCGCAATCTGACAAGGTTACCGCCCGTTGTACAATGTCTCAGGTGCAGAATGTTGAGATAAATATTTCAGAAGCTTCTGCTGCTGAGATAAAGATTCCTTTCTTGTGGGATAGAGATTTCATGCCTGTTCGTACTACTCCTAGTTTAGATGTTAACTCAGTTGGCACTCTTGTCTTCCAACCGTACCTTCCTGTTCAATGGGACACTACCACTGCTTCAACACCAAATTGGACCATCTTTTTGTGGTTCGAGGACGTTGTTCCAATTGGCAAGACTACTCAACCTAACGCAGTTGTACCACAAATGGACATGGAGTTCACTGGTCCTGTTTCAAAGTGGTTTGGTCTTGCTTCTTCCATTGCTTCACGCTTGACTTCCATCCCACTCATTTCCACTTACGCTCAACCTGTTGCTTGGGCCTCCAAAGCTGCCGCAATGGTTGCGGCGCATTTTGGGTGGTCAAAACCCGTTAACGGTAGCTACACTGGCATTATTGGTCCAACGCTGGCTCGCGCAATTAACACTTGCGCGGACCAAGACATGGCACATCCTTTGGCAATGTACGCCAACAATGAAGTCCAAGCCATGAACTTTGCCAACAATCCAGTTGATGAGATGGCGTTTTGCTACCTCACTTGCAAGCCCTCATTAATAGCAACCGTCGACTGGGTAACAACGGACACTGGTGTCAAGTGGACGTGTCCTGTCACTCCTGCAGCTTTCTTTTTCCAATCTGGGTCTGGGTTTCCCCAAGTCATAGGTAGTTATCAAGGGGCTGCTCCATCTGGTGATAAACTCGGTTTCTATCCTTCCACTGTCGCTTTCATCGGTTCCAACTTTCGTTACTGGCGTGGCGACCTCGTGTTTAGATTCAAGTTTGCTCGTACTAAGTTCCACACTGGTAGGCTTCTAGTTGGTTACATGCCCTACGTTGACCTTGATCCGGCTGGTGGGTTAGGTACGTTGATGTTCGCTCCTAGTCCAACTGCAAGATACGACTACGAATCCATTGTCGTCGATCTTCGTTCCACATCCGAGGTTGACCTCGACGTCCCGTATACATACCCATCCCTTTTCTGCGATACTAACTTTGGCAATTGGCAGGGTCCCCCGACAAGCGTCCCTTTCGCTAGCACTGGCGTCGTTTTTGTGCAGGTCATTGATAAAGTCTATGGGCCTGACAACGTACCGCAAAATGTGCCCATAGCAATAGAGGTGTTTTCCAAGTGTGGGATGGAGTTTTCGTACCCCATCACTCCGTGCTACGGTGTTTTGGCCCCCGGGGCTACTGTGCAAGCGCAGATGGACATGGGTTCTTCTGGTGATGATATGGATGCCTGCACTATGTGTGCGGGTGAGCGTATCTTGTCAATCAAGCAACTTGCCATGAGACCATTGTGGCAATATGCAACCGCCCAAACAACAAGGGCTGACATTCCAGAGGCTCGTCTTTCCTACATGTCGACAGTTGTTTTTGCCCCTAACACCCCTTACAACGAACCCAAGCCTACAAGATCCATCATCAGTCATCTTTCATCCATGTACGGCTTGATTAGGGGTTCCATGGTCGTTCGTTTTGTTCCTGCACTTACATCAACTTCCAACAAGGCCGATTTTTCATCCTCAGTCATATTAGTTGACGATTCAGTTTCTGACTGGCGTCATAATCCTTTCTCGGTGGAAAATAGCATGGTCAACATGATCAAGATTCCTTTTTATTACACACATAATAGGGTTCGTACTGGTTGGTCTGGTGGTTCTGTTGACACTCACAAGCGTCTTCGCTTGAACATGGGAGGAGTTGACTCTTCCTGCAACTATGGTGTGGCAGCTGGTGACGATTTCCAGCTTGGCGCTTTTAATGGCGTCCCAGCTTGCGTCTGGTATGGCTATAAGTTCCCTGGTGACTTTGATGCCATGTTCTTTAACAACCTTTCTGCTCCATCATAAAACAAAAAAACAAAAACGTTGGTTACGTACAACCACCCCCGGCATGAGGGTTTTGATTGCCAATCAATTGTAGCCCAGCAAGGCTTTATCTAAACTGCTACGTTCACCCCGCTGTTTGGGTTTTTTGATTCAGCACTTCTTAGCGAGGAGTTATTGTCGCCCGTAGTCCTACAAGACTTTTAAACTGTCATGTTGGCTTCACTTCTGTTGTCGCCGCCCCGCCATGGGTTTTGTCTGGCAAACGTCCGTTAGGGTTTGAGCTCTTATAGCTCTTAAACACGCTGCGCTCTTATAGCAAAGCAAATTAAACGGATCAAATGAATTATTGTCGTTCTGAGGTCCGTAACTGGGTGCCCCTGACCGCTTGGTTTTTTTGTGACAAAAAAAAAAAAAAAAAAAA